GTTTAGATTTCAATGTGGAACCCATGTGTGCAGTTGTTTCAGTAATAGAAAATGATAGCATTATTATTATAGATGAGATACAAATATATTCTAGTAATACAAATGAAATGGTTGATGAGATAAAAACAAGATATAATAAAAAAATTATTATTTACCCTGATCCGAGTGCTAAACAAAGAAAAACTTCTGCTGGTGGAATGACTGATTTAGCAATATTAAAAAATGCAGGATTTGAAGTAAGATGTAGAAATAAAGCTCCATTAGTAAGAGATAGAATAAATGCAGTAAATTCAAAATTAAAAAATGTGAAAGGTCAAAACAGTTTGTTTATTTTAAAATCTTGCAAAAATGCAATTAAAAGCATAGAAAGACAAATATACAAAGAAGGAACACATATACCAGATAAAGATAGCGGATATGATCATATGAACGATGCATTAGGATATTTAGTAGAATATAACTATCCATTGAAAAGGGATTTTAAACCTAATCCGCCACAAAGGTTTAGTTAATGGATAGAAAAATTTTAACTCAAAAACATAGACTATGGAACGCAAACATAGGTAATTGGGAATTCTATATTCGTAGTTATCTTGGCGGAAACGATTATAAGAACGGATATTATTTACATAGATATATCCTGGAAACACCGGAAGAATACGATCAGAGAGTTAGACATACTCCATTAGATAATCATTGTAAAAATGTTGTACAGATTTATACAAGTTTTTTATTTAGAGTTCCTCCGACTAGAGATTATGGAACATTAGACGGCGATCCACAATTAGAATCATTTATTGCTGATGCAGATTTAGACGGAAGAAGTTTTGATACAATAATGCGTGAAGTTCAAATGAACGCAAGTATCTATGGAAATTGTTGGGTTATTGTAGATAAACCTCAAACAAATTTTAAGACTAGAGCAGAAGAATTACAACAAGATATTAGGCCGTATATTTCCATTTATACTCCAGAAAATGTTGTGAATTGGAATTATAGAAGAGCTGCTAGCGGTAGATTTTATTTAGACATGTTAGTATTAGTTGAAGATATTAATGAAGATAGAGCGATCATCAAAGTATTTACTGAAGAAACAATTTCAACTTATGAAGTTGAAGATTATGAAAAAGAATATGCAGAAGGCGAAGCAAAACTTATAGAAGAAATACAAAATCCATTAGGAAAAATTCCTGCGGTAAATGTATACAATTTAAGAGGAGCAAAAAGACCAATAGGAATTAGTGATCTTGCAGATGTTGCATTTTTACAACAGTCAATTTACAACGATTATTCTGAAAAGGAACAATTGATAAGATTAGCTAATCACCCTTCATTAGTAAAAACTCCAAATGTAGAAGCCAGCGCAGGAGCTGGATCAATTATTGAAATACCGGAAGATATGCAAGCAGATTTAAAACCTTACATTATTCAACCGAGCGGACAGAA